GTTACTTATGCCAGCACCTAAAAATAATGCTACTGAAGATAAGGCACAGATCAGTTTGATTCCGCTTGATCTTATTATTCCAATGCTAGAACCTACTTATCGTGAAGGAATCTTAAAGTACCAGCGTGAATCTTGGAGGCTTGGATTTAATTCAACAGTAATGTATGATGCTCTTATGAGGCATCTTACTGCATGGTTCTTTGATTTGGAAACGTATGATCTTGAATCAATGAAAAAGTTTGGTATCAAAAAACATCATCTTGGAGCGGCAATATTTTGCCTAATTAATCTTTACGCAACAGAGATGAACTTTCCTGAACTTGATGATCGGCCACTTATAGTATTGGAGAAACTTAGAAATGAAACTAAATGATTATCAGCAAAGTGCTTTGAGTACTGCTATTTATTCTGAAGATTATATGATTCTATATCCTGCACTTGGTCTGTGTGGTGAAGCAGGTGAGGTTGCTGATAAAATCAAGAAAGTTCTTCGTGATAATGATGGTTATTTTGATGAAGAAAAAAGCAAAGAAATTATGTTTGAACTTGGAGATGTACTTTGGTATTTAAGTTCCTTGGCTGATGATCTTGGTTTTACTTTAGAAGAAGTAGCCCAAGCCAATATTATAAAACTTGCTGATAGAGCAAAGCGAAATAAACTTCAAGGATCAGGAGATATGAGGTAAAGTTATGCCATTAATGGATAGAATATATGTCAGATCATTTCTTGAGATGTCATATCCTGAGCAGTTAGGATTGGTTGAAAAGATTAGAACGATTCGAAGCTCGGCACTTAATGAAGCTCTTGTTAGTTCTAAAAAGATTTCTCCAGCAGGAATAAAAAAAGCAGCTCAAAAGACTTCTGGTCGAATAAGGAAACCAAAAGACGAGACTAAGAAAGCTACTGATGCTCTTGCTAAACTAACACCAGAACAAATTGAGCTAATCAAAAAACAATTAATGAATAACTAGAAGGATTATCTGATGCAACTATTTCAAATAGAAGAAAAACAAATCTCTGATATCATCATTAAAGAACGAGCAAGAACTGAAGTAGGTGATATTACTTCTCTTGCAAATTCAATTAAGATGGTAGGGCAATTAACACCTATCTTGATTGATGAAGATAATGTCTTGATTGATGGTCTTCACAGGATCGAAGCAATTAAAAGTCTTAATCTGAAAACTATTGAAGCACGAGTGGTCTTTGGAATCACTAAAGATGATCATGTGCTGATTGAAATGCTTTCTAATATGGATCGCAAGGAATTTGTTTGGCATGAAGAAATAGAGCTCAAGTATAAATTACATAACTATTGGAAAGAAGCTGCTGAAAATAATGGTAAGACCTGGGGCTATCGAGAGACTGCAAAAAGACTTCATTGTAGTTTAGGTGGCTTATCAACTGATTTGGCTTTTGCTGAGGCATTAAGAGTCTTTCCTGAACTCAAGCAACAAACTACTAAGGGCCGAGCAAGAGAACTTTATAAAGCTTTTGGTGATCAGGCAATTGCAATTCAGCGGATGGATAGTTTCACTGATGTTGAGAAAGATCGTTTAAAGGAACTACAAACTGGTAATTTTCAAGTACCAAAGCAGCAAAAAGAAATAAAAGCTAAAGAAGTAAGAGCTAAAGTAGTAAAAGTATTGGATAATGAATTAGTAGAAGATTATGATAATGAAGATCAGGAATATGATCAGGAAGATGATCAGGAAGATTTTTCCTTAGCTACTGAAGAAACCAAGGAAACATGTCAAAACATTCAAGTTATTTATGTAGCTGAAAATTATAAAACTTTCTTAGACAAAATTCCTGATAACTCTGTTGGTCTAGTAGAGCTTGATCCACCTTATGCCATTGGTTTTAATGAGAATTATGGCAAGACTAATGGTATCTCAAGCAAAGCAACTGATTGGACTGAGAAAGAACTTTATGAGTTTTACTTTAATTACTTGCCTTTAATCTATAATAAGATGCTTGAATCTAGTTGGGTACTTTGTTGGACTGGTAAAGAACATTTCGTAGAAATTAATAAAATTGCAGAAAATATAGGATTTAATGTTCAGCAGCCAGGAGCTTGGAATAAAGTTGGCGGAAGTACTAATCAGCCAAAGAGAAGCCTGGTAAGTAACTGGGAAATGTACTTGTTGTTCAGAAAAGGCAATGCTCAGTTTAATACACCGAGTCTTTCAAGCTCTATTAATATTAACTCGTCAAATGGTTCTCAAAGAATTCATCAGTGGGAAAAGCCGATTGAACTTTATGATCATTTTCTTAATGCACTAGGACGACCAGGAACTATCTTTTTGAGTCCTTTTGCAGGTTCAGGAAACTGTCTTATCAGTGCTGCAAAGTCACGAATGTTTCCAATTGGTTGTGATAAAAGCCAGAAGTACATTCCACAATTTTATCAGAGACTTGAACAGTTTACAGGAATATCAGCAGACATCAGCGGGCTTTAAATTAAAGAGGTACTTAATATGCCAAAATATGAATCAGGAAGAATAATGAATGAGGAGGAACAAGATAATAGAAAACAACATGATAGAAGACATTTTTGTTGTTTGCATAAAAACATTACTCCTCTTGAGATAGGCTTTGCAACTAAAACATGGCCGAATGGTTATAAGGAAGAACCTAATTATAACTTTGCAGTGGGTATTTTAAGTGCAAATGTTGTGCGAATAAGAAGTTATCTTTGCTTGGATTGTAAGCAGGAGATTAAGGCTCCTAATCCAGGTCAACTTAAAAAAGATAGGTTATGATATGAAAATTCCAAAAGATCCTACAAGCGAATCAGATCAGAAGAAGAGTTCTTTTGATATCCTTGCTGTAGAATGTCCACCATCAGATAACATTAAGACTGCAATTATTGCTATGGTAGGTGATGCTCCTAATGATATTGATGTTCTTAAACTTGAGCCATTTTCTGGCCCAATTGGAGCACAATTCAATCGTATTTGTGCAGCAGTCAGATTAGCTCGATATCAAATCTACTTGACTAATGCCTGTAAAGCAAAGTTGCCAAAGAATAATGTTAGCAAATTGTGGACTGAAAAAGGTTGGCGACATCCTAAATGGGGTGAACTCCAAAATAATCTTATCAATGAGCTTGCAGAATTTCCTGGCAAAATAATCATGCTGCTCGGAGATACGGCTATGCGGTTACTAATTGATGAGCCTCGATTTGATTCCATTCAAAAATTCAGGGGATCATTTTATGCTGCTGAAAGTTTTCCTCATTTAAAGGATAAACTTGCTGGCAAAATCATAGGTTTTTCATTTCATCCATCTTTTACTACATTCCTTGGTAAGCCTACGCACTTCTATACGATGATTGCAGACTTTACTAAAGCCCTGAGACTTCTTGAAGAACCAGAGTTATTAACTGATAATACAGAAATAGTTATTCAGCCTGGTTTTGAGAAAGTTATGCAATTCTATGCTCTTATTGAAAGCAAGGAATTTGTTGCCTTTGATATTGAAGCAACTCCAAAATTTATCACTTGCTTTTCCTTTGCTGTTTATGATGAAGGTAAAATCAAAAGTATGTGTATTCCTCTGATGAATAATCAAGGAAGTTACTGGTCCCCTGAAGAAGAAGTAAAGATATGGATTGGAGCTGCAAAGATATTAGCTTCTAATAGCATTAAGAAGATTCTTCAAAATGGTATGTTTGATATAATGTTCATTCTGCGAACAATGAATATCAAGACTGAGAACTTTTATTTTGACACAATGCTTGCACAGCATATATGCTATACTGAGCTTCCAAAAGGACTAGATTATTTAACTTCCTGCTACACTTACTATCCTTACTATAAGGATGATGGTAAGCAATCACACTTAAAAGTCATCAAGGACTGGCCACAATATTGGAATTATAATGCTAAAGATTCAGCTTATTTGTTACCTATTTCAGAAGCCCTAATCAAGGAGCTTGAAGAATTCGAGGCATCAAATGATATGGAATATACTATGGACCTTCATAAACCCCTGATGGAAATGGAGTTCAATGGCATATTAACTGATACTGAAGGCATCAAGAAGACTAAAGCAGAGTATGAAGAAAAGATCATTGAGTTACAAAAGCAACTTAATGAAATTGCTGGTCAAGAACTTAATCCAGGATCAGCAAAACAAATGGTTGCATATTTTTATGGCATCTGCATGATTAAGCCATACGTTAATCGCAAGACTGGTAGTGCTACTTGTGATACTGTTGCTTTACATAGAATTGCAAAGAATGGTGGTAAGGGTTCTACTGAAGCAAAAGTTATAATTAAGATCAGAAAATATAGTAAACTTGTTTCTACTTATTTTAATGTATCAGTAGATGAAGACAAGCGACTTCGATGTAATCATAAAATTTCAGGGACAAGTTCAGGTAGAATTGCTACTGAAGGAACTTACTTTGGAACTGGAACAAATCTTCAGAACATTCCGTATGTGTTTAAATACTTTATGTTGTCTGATTCTGATTGGATTTTATGTGAATGTGACTTAGCAAAAGCAGAGGCTCATGTAGTTGCATATCTAAGTCAAGATACTAATATGATAGAATCTTTTACTAGTGGAATTGATGTTCATAGTTTTAATGCAAGTAAGATTTTTCATGTTCCAATCGATCAAGTAATTGAAGAAGCTAAAACAAAAAAGGTTGATCAAAAATCAACAATGCGATATATGGGCAAAAAGGTAGTACATGCCAGTAACTATGCGATGGGTCCACAGACATTCTCAGATCAGTTAGCAACTGAAGAAATCTTCATGAGCCAATCAGAATGTAAGAAACTTTTGCAGAATTATCAAGATCGTTTCCCTGGACTTAAGCGGTGGCATAGATCTATTGAAGAAGAAGTGCAGGCAACAAGAACTTTGTTTAACTTGTTTGGCAGACCAAAAAGATTTCTTGGTGAAATGAATACTGCATTATTTAGAAATGCTTATAGCTACAAGCCACAATCAACAGTTGCAGAACTTCTAAATCGAGGAATAATTAAAGCTGTAAATGATCCTCGGCTTGGCAAAGATGGTTTTGATCTTCGGATGTTAACTACTGTTCATGACTCAGTTGTTTTTCAATTTCATAAGAATCAAATACCAAATTTGCTAAACATCTTGCTGATTATTAAAGATCATATGACACATACTTTTACTTACAAGGGCAAAAGTTTTACCATAGGATTAGATGCTAAGATAGGAACCCAATGGGCGGGCAACACAGCAGGAATAGATCGTTTTACTCAAGAAGAAATCAATGAAGCAATTAAAAAAATAGGATACTAATGAATGTCTCGGCAATTATCAGACTGGTTAGAATATTATATGAAGTATACACAACGAACAGAGCCTCCAGAACTTTACCATTTGTGGTCAGGACTAACTGCTATTAGTTCAGCCTTGCGAAGGAAATGCTATTGCAACTGGGGAGCACTTAGAGGCTATGTTTATCCAAACTTATTTGTTTCATTAGTTGGTCCGCCTGGAGGTCGGAAAGGAACGGCTATGAAAATTGCCAAATCAATAGTTCAAACTTTAAATGTCCCTATGGGTGCAGATTCGTTAGGTTCAACACAAGCACTTTATAAAGAAATCATGGACAGCGAGGACAGCTATGTTGATCCTCAAGGCCTAACTAAAAAGCATAAAAGTGTCTCGATCTGGTCAGAAGAATTTCAAGTATTTCTCACTGATAGAGATCAAATGCTTATACCTGCATTAACTGATCTTTTTGATTGTGCAGATAATTGGAAGTATAAAACTTTATCCAGAAAGAATGAAGACTTATCTAACTGTTGGCTTACAATCATTGGAGCAATTACTCCTAGTTTACTTCAAACAAGATTAAGTCAGGATGCTGTTGGTGGAGGTTTGATCTCTCGAATTATTTTCGTAGTAGGTCATGGACCAAAGCAACGAAAAGCTTTACAGTTTCTTACTGAAGAAGAAGAAGAAATAAGCAAGAATCTTGAGAATGATATTCAGGAAATAGCAAACTTATCAGGTCCGTTTATTTTAAGTCAGGAATTTTTAAAAGCATATGTTAGATGGTATGAACAAGATTATGACGAGTCAGGCGTACCATCTGACAAATTCTTAGGTTATAATCACAGGCGACCATTGCATCTTAACAAGATCTGTATGATTGTTTCTGCATCTGAATCAAATGAAATGATTCTTACTGAAAAACATTTTGAAAAGGCTCTAGCTATTTTGCAGATAACTGAACAAGAAATGCAAAATGCTTTTTATGGCCTGGGCTTGTCTAGCCAATCAGATGTCTATGCAAAGTTTCTTACTTTTATTGATTCACATGAATACTTTGATTGGTCTGAACTTGTGAGAAATTTTCATCTAGATGTTGATAGTATTCCACAGCTTCGTGGATATGTTGAAATGGCCGAACAGTCAGGAATGATTGCAGCTGAAAATTCTGCAACAGCATCAAGATATACTACTATCAAGACTAAACAGGAAGTTGATCGTTCAGGTTACTTAGATGATACAGTTTTCAGGCTAATGGATCGAAACTTAATTAAAAAGAATTAACAAAAGGAAATTTAACATGGCAGGTAAGACTATTGAATTAACTGATGATACGAAAATCCTTTTCTTTGATACTGAAACTTCAGGTTTCATCAAGAAGGATTTAACTTTCGATCATCCTGAACAAGCATGGACTGTACAAATCGGAGCAATTTTAGCTAATCAAAATGATGACTTAGCTAAGATAAATACAATCATTAAAGCGAATGGCAGATCAATGAATCCATTTGCACAAGAAATTCATGGAATTTCGATAGAAAGGGCTGATGCAGAAGGAGTTCACGAACTTCAGGCTGCTGAAGAATTTGGCTTGATGCTTCGTCAGGCTGACTTAATGGTTTGTCATAACTTTGATTTTGATTGGAAGTATGTTTATCAGTTGATGGAAAGAAACATTGACAAGATGTCAGATGAAGCAAGATCAGCATTTTATCTTGATTTACCTGGTTACTGTACTATGAAAGATAAAGCAGTAGTTAAATTTTGTGGCTTGAAAAATAAAGCAAATAAACCTAAATGGCCAAAGCTCATTGAGCTACATGAAATTTTGTTTAAAGAAACTTTTGATGGAGCACACGATGCATATGCAGATATCACAGCAACCAAACGATGTTTCTTTGCATTGCTAGACCTTGGAATTATTACACTAGATTGATCTGAGAATCACCTGTATGAAGCGTTTTCAGTGTGGTCCTTTATATACTAGGTATGTCTGTATTAGGGCCACCTAAAACGCTAAAGATATAACAATTTCAACCACATAGGACATTTTAGTGGGTAGAATAAATCGTACCTAAACCATATTTTTAGGTTGACAAAATCATACCCGTAAAGTACAATAAGGATTATTAAATCTATTCTTTAAGGAATCCTTATGCAAAATGTTTATGTTGAAAAAGCAGATACTTTATACTTCAATAGCAATAAAGATCAGAGTTTTAAAATAACTACTGAAGAAAAATTTAGGAATAATTTTGGTGCCTTTACTGCAGTGCTTACTCTTAAATCACTGACAACGAGGATTCATTATATGGACGCATATGATATTGTAATTTCATTATCAAAGAAAGAACAGGAAATTTTTCAGGAGATTAAAAATTTTTCTGATAGAGATTTACGCATTGCTGCAATGGATCATTGGGAAGATCTTGATAAATCTATTCAGGGAGCACTCTATCAAAGATTAGCTCATATTAAAGAAGTCGGTTTAATTCGCAAAATTCATAAGATGCCTATACCAAAAGGTATGCAAGATAAAGCTCTTACTGCAAGGGTTGTTAATCTTCTGACAAATCCTGGGAAATTTACATTCATAATTAATCCTGCAATTATTATGGGATTTGAAGTAAATTCAGCTAGAGCTATTTGGAATCAATTAGAAGAAAAACAAAACAAGGAAATCTAATGGATAAAAATATAATGTTACATTATTTACGTAATCCATTTAATCATGATGAACACTCATTGCGTGAAGCAAGATTGCAAGCAGCAGATGAACTTGAAAGACTTTATCATATGGAAAAACAATTCAAAGATTTTGTATCAACAATGTGTGATCTTAAAAAAGTCTTGGAGGCAAATAAATGATTAGAAATCATGGTATAGTCCCAAAAGAACCCAAAAGTGCAAAGCATTATTATGCTACTCATCGTCAGCCTAGTAATAAAAATTATTACTTATATGCAGCGATTTATTGTTTTTGTATAGTATTTGTCATTGTAAGTTATTATTATTTTAATTAGTAACTTTTCGTTCACTTATGAACAACGAGACTAAAGGACATAATTATGACTAATCAAATAGATCCATTTGACATTAGAAATTATAAAAGCTTCAGTCAATTTAAAAAAACATTTCTTACAAAATTACCTAAAAACTATAATGATGAAAACATGTATGATTTATGTTGGAACTGGAAGGACTCTACTAATAATAAATATTGTAAAATAAGATATGGAAGTGAAAATTATTATGTTCATAGAATGTCTTATATGATTTTTAAAGGGCCAATAAGTTATGGTTTACTGGTAAGGCATACTTGTGATAATCCTGGTTGTGTAAACCCGAATCATCTTATTTTAGGCTCTCACTCAGATAATATAAATGATATGTGTCAAAGAGGTCGCCATGTAGGAAATAAGAAATTAACTATAAAAGAAGTTATTGAAATTAAAATAGCTTTAAAAAGTTCTTACCATGGACTAGTAAAGGAATTAGCAGTAAAATATGATGTAGTACCTATGGCAATTAGTTTGATTAAAGCCAACAAAAGATGGTCCTGGGTAACTATTTAATTATGAGTATCTCTAATCAAGAGTTTCTTAAGGCAATCTTTGGAAATGATTTTATCTGGGCTCATGTCACAGATTTTTTTCATGATCCAGGTACTGGGTTTACTGATGAAAGTAAGCGAGCATGGTTAGGAGATTATTATGTTAACAAAATATTACGAAGCTATGCTAATCAATACTTTACGATTAGTTTATTTCATGAAACTGAAGATCAGCTTGCTCGTAGGCGTAAGGAACTTTTCAAGTCAACCCATTGCATAGTTATTGATGATGTTGGAGAAAAGATACCACTAGAGCTTATGCTTGATAAACCTGCACCGAGTTGGATACTTGAAACTTCACCAGGATCTCAGCAGTGGGGTTACATCTTAACTAAGCCATGCAAGGAACGATCAGCAGTTGAGAACTTGTTAACTGGTTTAGTTCATAAGATTTGCCCCGATGGAGTTGATTCTGGTATGCTAGGAGTCACTAGATATGTTAGACTTCCTGAAGGTTATAACACAAAAAAGAGTAAGATTGCTCTGAATAATGGAAAGATTTTCAAATGCAATTTGATAATTTGGCAGCCAGAAATCAAAGTAAGCATTGAAGATTTAGCTGATTCATTTGAAATTGATTTAAGTAAATCTTCTAAATATTCTCAATCAAGTGATTATGATTTCCTTGAAGATCATTATGCTTCACAACATCCTGCATGGGAAAAGCTTGAAATTAAAAACATTCTTAATGAAGGTCATTATGATATTAGTTGTCCTTGGAGTGATAACCATACTGATCCTTCAGATGATCGTGCTACAGTTTTTATTTTACATGATGGTTATATAAGCTTCAAATGTCATCATGGTCATTGTGAGGAACGTACAGGAAAAGATCTTTTAACTTATTTACAAGAGCAGATTCCTGATTGGGATGAACTTTATTCAGAATATCGAAAAGAACTGATTAAACTTGATCCAGTTAAACCTTGTCCAATTAAATTCAAAGGAATTAAATGAAAAATTTAATTAAAGTTCAACTTATTGTTTTTGTTGATTGTTCAAGTACTTGGGGAGATGATTGTACTATTGGACAAGTAAAAAAGCAGGCAATAGAAGAAGCATTACATATAGCTCAAAGATCACTTAAAAAAGATCCATTAGTTAAAAAAGTTGAGTTTGGTGAAGTTACATTGAATGTCACTTTATAATAAGATAAAGGAAAGTAATAATGAAAATTGATTCAATGCAAGATGAACTTGATTATCCAGATTCATATAAAGATTATAAATCTCTTAATCATTATAAGTCAATTAAAAATAAAATGATAAGTACTAAAGAAGCTAAAAAGATAATGCGAGAGTCAAAGTATGTGCCACCACCTAAGCCATATATCGTAGCGGCTTATGATTCAATTCCACGTAAGAGGAAGCCCATGACAAAACTTGATAGAGCACAAGAGAACTATGATAAAATGACTGATCCATTTTATGAAACGATTAATCTTTGTCCAAACTGTGCTGAAGAATTAATTGGTGATGGAGTTACTGTGGTCATGCATTGCCCATTTGCTGATGAAGATGATTACTTTGATCATGAACCAGATGCTGATCCTGTATACTGCAAGGAAGACTTTAATGCAAAATAAATACAGAAAATATCTTGATGATAATATTACTATTGAAGGTTTTGGTTTACTTAAAGAACTTTTATATAAAGATCTTTTTAGTGCAGCAACTAATCAAATTGATATAGATATAAAAAAACTTAAAGATAATATCAAGGAATTAAGTAAATTAAAAAAAGATTTAATCAGTGAAATAGAATTAAAAATAGGAACATGAATTTCTCCATGTTCCTATTAGTAATTTACATTGTTTCTTTTATTTCAAAGTATTTCTTTAAGATATTTTCTCGTTGATTTTTTAATTGACCAAGTCTTTCCTGAACATTGGCAGTTGATGGAATCTTTTCCAGCTTATTAATCACTGCCTGATTTCTACTAAGAGCTGCTTGAAAATTCTCCTGTAATTTCATTTGTTTGAATCGATCAACATTTGATTGAATAAACAAACGTTTATCTTGAGAGTTTTCAAGTTGCTTTTTAAACAGCCTAGTATCTTTACTTGCCTTCTTAAACTCCTGCTCATTGATAGACTCTTTTAGTTCACTTCCTCTACCATAATGCCAGTAATAAAGTTTGCCAAGACCTGGGATCGAATCTATGATTCTTGCATGATCAAAATTACTTGTATCTCCTGATACATGATTCTTATAACCTTCAACTATGTCTTTGCTTGCAGCATTAGCAAATTTCATCGGAGGAAGAATCTGCTGACTAAGTGCAGATCCGAAACCATCTTTAGTCACTTGCATTCTTAAAAATCTTGAAGCACCTCCCATGGTCAAGAAGTTTTCAATTACATGATCACTGAATTTTGTTTCTCTTCCTAGCAACAAGTCTTTTAATTCATCTGCTCCTGCATTTGCAATTGTAAGCAGGGCCATCAGTTGAATCATGTTTGTCAGGCCCTGAAGTTTCTGCTGTGGATTATCAGACTTAAGGTTATGTACTACCTCTTTTCTGAATACATCAAATTGCTTCAGCGTATAAGTCTTGAGCATATAAAATACTCGGCCATTTCCACTGTTAAGATATTTTTCAGGCATCTCAGAAAGAGCAATCGGCTGAAAGTCAAGCAAGCGCGAATACAGTAACATCTTAACATTTTCAGATGGATTATCTGATAAAATATCTTGAACTACATCAGTAGATTTTTTACCAAAGGTCGGTCTAATTAACTTAACAAGTGCTGCCGGATCTGCTTTTGCCTGAGCTTTAAATTGAGCAAGGGCATTATTAATCAGAACCTCTTTACCAATAGTATCTATCTTCTCAAGAAGAACATACTTAAATACTTTATTAACTGCCTTGCTTAATGTTGTTCCATCAGCAAATTCTTGAGCAATTCTTTCAATTCCTAAGTCTTCTTTAGTTATTTCTGATTTACCTGATATTGCCTTAATAAAATTCTTACCTGTATTAAGGAATCCTTGTGGAGTCCATACTTTGCCTACGTACATTGCCCAAGCTAAATCACCAATCTGCGTGATAGCTGATAGCGGGCTACCCATAGTATCAATATAAGATAAGTTCTTATACGCATTAACTATGCCTGTAGTGCCATGCTCATGAAATCTTGCATCAAGAATATCACGAACCATCTTTTCATCTTTTTTCTCGATACGTCCATCAACCATCAGGCGATCAATATATGCTCCGATGTTTTCAGTATAATCTCGTTGAAGTTTATATGCATTTAACTTTTCATCAATGATTGTGATGCTTTCATTTAAGTTGCTGATTCGATCTTCAAGATCAGCAAGTCTTTCAGGATTTTCAGCACGAGCCATATCAGCAAGTTGATTATATTTTAAAAGGTCTGCTTGCTTTTGTTTCTTTGACGATTTAAGATCACTGATTCTCTGAGGAACTTTACCAAAGAATTTTCTTGCTTCGATCTTCTTAGTCATACTGTAAACATATTGCATCAAGGCTGCATCAGCATCCATATAAAACTTTGCATACTCTTTCGGAATCGTTTCAAACACACGAGACTGAATGTTGCCAGGACCACCAATTCCTGTAGGCTGACCAAGGATTAAGTTACTTATGATGTCTGCCTTGACTTCAGGAAAATCTCGTTCAAATTGTTCTTGAGTGATACCAAGTTTTTTTGCCTGTGCTCTGAAGGCTTCTGTAAATACTGGACGCTGAGATATTTCTTGTGTTGCTTGCAGAAATCCTTCCTGGTCTTTGATTACACGTGGCCAGTATTCATCAATGAATCCTACGTCATAGCCGACTTCAATTGCATCAGCTCGAATTTGATTTAACTTTTCTCGTAAAGCTGCTTGATGTTCAACTAGATTATACTTTCTGCTGATTTGATTAATCTTACCTTCATCAGAGTTAAGTCTTGCCCAGTTCCATGCACTCTTATCTTCAGGAGACATACCTTTTGTTGCATCTAGCAGGGGCTTTGCAGTCTTAAGAACGTCGATGATCTTTTGACTGGTATTAAAATCCAACCATCTAAGATGCTGTGAAAGTTCTGGATCAACATTTTTCAGTCTAGTTGATATTGAACCAAGAGCCTTATCTGCAAGAAGTCGTACTTCAGTAAACTTCATTCGAGCATTTTGTGCAATACTTTTCAGAAGATTATTTTTTTCTGCATAAATTTCAGCATATTCTGAATTACTTAATTTTTGCTCAGGCATTTCAGCTACTTGAAACAGTGGCATACCCTCACGCAGAACCTTAGATCGCATCCGATTAGTGATTGGCAGAGATAAGGAAGCAAATGAATCTTTTTCACCAGTATCTTCAATTGTAAAAATTACATCTGGATTAGTTAACTCATATTTTTGTTTTAACTGATTAGCTTTTTCAAAAGTATCATGACCAGTAAGCTCAGAGCCGTCCATCATGAGAATAAACATTCTATCATTAGAGACTACTTTGCTTACTTCAACTTTTGCATTGCCCCACTTACCCCGGTTGAATTCTTTGTTAAAAGTATTTGGAAGAATTCTATCATAGAATTCTTGCATACCATTAAGTCTTTCAGCTTGTTCTTCAGGTGTTCCGTCTGGATATCTTTCAAACTGTTGCTGACCTGTAGTCCAGGCAATTTTATCAAATCCATTCTCAGCAGCATACCTGACCATCCGCTTCATTGCAAGTAAAGACCACTGAGATGATTTCTTGAATGGTGCATTGGGAATTGCTGTTTCAGATTTAGTTTGTATTGCATCCCATTCTTGATTTTCATTTAAAAAAGTATCTAATTCATTTTCATTATTAAAATCTTTTGTTTGATTTGTATCATTTATATTATATGCTGTCCATGTTGCTGGACTGTTAATTTGATAACCCTTCTTTCTTCCTTCTTGATGCCAGTCACTTTGAATTTCTTCAAGGAATAAAACTTTATTACCATCTGCATCAGTTCGCTCATTAAATCGAATATGTACTAGGATGTTTGGTTCGTCCCAATGATCAGATTTATAT